TAACGTAGTTGAGATAAGTATCGACCTTCTCCGTAAGTTCTTTCTTGAAGGATTCTACTTCAGTTTCTTTTTCAATAGTTACAGCCTCACAAATACGTTCTACTTCTGTACGCATTTTAGATTTAACTGCAGCCTCAAATACTGTGGCGGCTTTACCTTTAAACTCATCTGAAAGGTCTTCCCCTTCTGTGAGAGCATCAACATCTTCTTTAACAGAGATGTTTTTAATTTTTTCTTCGATTTCAGCCTTAGCCGTTTCAAGAGATTTAAGTTCTTCTTCTGTCTCGGCTTTACCGGCTTCTTCGATCTTTGATTGATGATTAGCAATCATCTCTTCAATATCAGATTTCTTCATCTTACCGATTGATTCAAGATGTTGTGCTTTTGTTAAAGCTTTTGCTTCCTCTAACTCTTCACCGTCATGATCAACTTCATCACCGGCAGCAAGTTTTTCGGGTTTCATTGGGGCAATTCCTGCAATTTTCTTAGCGGGTTTAACTTTGTCAGCACTTTTTGCAACTGCATCAGCTGCTTTTGTACCATCATCAGCACTACCACCAAGGTCTTCTTCGGTTTCGTCATCTATTTCGGATTTTTGAGAAGGAATAGCACCCTTTTTAGGTGCATCGGCTCCATTAGCTTCTTCAAGCTCTTCCAAAACCTCCGCCTCAAGTTCCTCAATTGTTTTATCTAATTCGGACATAGGGTGTCTCCTTAACTTATTTTGTAATATATATTTATAAATTATAGTTTCTCAAGAAATCTAGCAAACTCTAGAGCCTCTAAATTTACTTGTCTTTGATGCTTCTTTACATCAAATTTCTTTTTTAAATCTGCAACGTGTGCTTCAACAAGTGATCCATTATTCCAAACCCACTCTTTTCCCTCCATAATACCTTCTACGAAAGCATTAGGAGCAGATGGGTCTGCTACGATGTCTGCAGCTGTTGCAAGATAAAAATCATCACTGACTACATTGGCTCCACCTTTTTGTTTCAAACTTCCCATACCTCTAGAGGAAACACCTAATTTTGCACCTTCATCCATTAAATTTTTAACTATTTTACCCATAGGTGTGTCCATAATTTTAGCTTCGCCAATAAAATTCTTACCGTCAGGCTCCAAAGATGTAATCATATGTGAAACCCTTTCCAAATTGACCGTTGGCCCATCTGGATGTCCTAGTTCACCGAATGCCCGATTTTGTTTAATAAAGTTTTTATTATAATTCTTTACTTCTTCATCAAGTACTTCCATTGGATATACTCGTCCATTACGATTTTTTATGTCCGCTTGCATGAAAATGCCACGAATTTTATAATTCTTATTACCGTTTTCTTTTTCTTCGGTAATGTATTCTACGTCTTCTATTGCCTCAGAGAATAATTTAACTGTATTCATTTTAATAATCCTTACGGTGTATAATTTTCATCTTTTTTGAATTCAATTATTAAATGCCCAGATGTACCATAACAAGTCAGCTCGTGATCACCAGAAGTTGCAGTTGTGTTTGCCGCCGTTCCTTTGATAAGACCAGCAGAACCATCATAGTGTCCAGTTCCAGCAAGTCTAATCTGAACAATATCAGTTCCAGAAGATACTTCTTGAAGTTCAATATGACCAGTATCATCATCGGCAGTACCTTGAACTAGTGACCACCAAAGTCTTTTTATATGCAATTTTGCACCATTGGCATGACCATCTAAAGCACTTGCATCTAGAATAGCGGTGTTTGCTGCGGTATCATCTTCGATATCAACCTTAACCGTAACTAGTCCACCATCACCAGCTGTAGCTACAACTGTATCTCTAAGTGTTCTTGAAACAAGGGTCATTATTTACTCCTTAAATTGATAACATTTCTTTCTCAAAATAACCTAAAAGTTCTTTTTCCGAAACTTTAAATTTCTTTGATACTTCTTTTATACTTTTTTCAAAACTATTTAGGAAATCTGAAGGTTTAGAATCCATTTTTATAAAAATTTCGTCAACAGCATCCTTCATCTTCGGAGAAAGTTTTTTATACTCCTTAGATTTTTTGTGTTCATCTTTTTCGATAACATTTATATAAAAATTATCAAACTTCTGAATCATTAATTTTCTCTGAACTTGTACCTGTTGTCATATTGTTGACAAATGTACTTGCAATCTCTTTACGTTTTATTTCTAAAGAGCTTCCAACTTTGTTAGCCATAGTATTTTTAAAAACCTTTTCTGCTTCTATATTATCTTCAACTGTCATGGCATCTACAAATTCTCTACTCATTATTTTTCTCCTTCTCCATTAGATGGTTCCTCATAGTCCGGCATTGCCTCTGGTGGTATAATACCACCACCGCCATCTTGTGGGTAACGTGTAATACCATCCCCACCATCTGGTACATCAATTCCACCGTCCATCGGATCAATTTCTGTTTCTCGTTGAATTTGTTTTCTCATCTCATCTATCTCAGCATCATTCATACGTAAAACATTCTTCAGTACATATTCTTTACTAAAGAATGTTCCAACATAAGATTGTATACTTTCTAGTGTATTAATTCTATTCTCTAAAAGTTCTGCATCTTTCAACTCTGCAAAATGACCATCCTGTAAGAAATCATATTGAATGTGTTCTTGCATTATTGGCCAATCATCAGGAGCAATAATACCTTTTAATAATAATTGTGTTTTAAGAATGTCTGTAAATAATGGAGTAAACTTTTTACGAATACGTTGAACAAACTTTGTAAATTTAAGTTCATCTCTAGTAATTTCTGTAGTTCTTCCTAAAGAAAATCCACTTTCACTATCCATTCTGGTAATAGGAACATTCAAAGATTTGTAAAGTTTCTTTTGGAAATAAATTATATCATCAATCTCACCAAGATTAGAACCACCAGGCAATGTTGTAATCTCTGTTCCTCTACCACCTTCTCGCCGTGGTAGCCAGAAATCTTCCAACATACTCATATGATTTCTATCGTCACGAATCTCACCTGTTTGTGCATCATACACTAATTTATTACGATAACGATTCATAACATCTTTTAGATATTGTTCTGCTTTGACCTTTGGTAGATTACCAACATCAATGTAAAAAATTCTACGTTCTGGTGCTCGTGAAATTCTGTAAATAACTAATGCATCTTCAATCATGCGTAACTGATTAACTGGTTTGATTGCTTTGTGTAGATAAGACAATACTCTTCCAGAATTTCCATCAATTAATCCAGAAGGAACATATGTAATAGCATCAGCAGATATTTTCATACCATCATTTGAGCCACTCAAGCCTGCGGAATTTAAACCTTTTTCATTATAAATAAAATATTCATCAATTTTCTGAACCATATCAACGCCAGTTTTATTGTCTTTTGCCTTCTTTACCTGTCTTGCTTTCTTAATTTTTGTAGGATCAATATATCTAAGTTCTATAATACCTTGTTTTGGATTTTTAGTATCAATAATTTTATGAAAAAATATTCTTCCATCTACATACCAACGTCTGAAAACATCATGACCTTTGAATTCAAAATGAAGAAGTCTTAGAACTCCTTCAAATTCTTTTCTAATTCTACGTTTAATAGTTTCTGGAAATGGTAATCTATCTAATGTTACTTGTACAGCCAGATCAGCTTCATTAGAAATAATACCTTCATTAACAATATCTTCAATAGCCATATCACACTCTGGTTGTTGTGCAATATCACGATACCGACGAATTAAATCTATATCAGTACGTTCTCTACCATCTTGATCTAAAATTTGTCCGAAAAAACCACCACCAGCAATATCAATAGTGCCGTCATCGGCAGTTGGGGAAGTGAATGACGGTACACTTCCCTCTGCTTTTTTAGGTCTTTCTATACGGAATCCGAAAAGTTCAGCCATAATATCTCCTACTTGTTTTATTTAGTAGGTTTAAATTAGAAACTTACGCCACTAGGTTCAAAGTGCTGATATCTCCAAGTTACTTCAAATGTTTCAATTTCTGTAGCTTCTGCATTAGTTAGTTCAATTGCACCAACTGTTACTGGATATGACCCTCTAAAGATATAACTCTTTAGAACGGTATCATCACGATCTAGTTGCTCAACGGTCAAGTCTGTCTGATAGTCAGCAGGAGAAACTACACCTGTATTTTCAGCATAGTCATTGATAC